TCAAATTCAAACGCTTAAGGGCTTGAGAATATGATTTATAATATTTTCTATTTTTCATTGGTTCTACATAATCCAACGATTCATTTACATGTTGTTTGATTACATAACCCAATTTTTCTTTTACAATCTCATAAGTTTGTCCATCTGCCAAAGTTTTAGCAAATTCTGTACGAGAACTTTCGTTCACATTACTAGGAACGTTTTCTTTATAGCGAGCAATTTCAAGGATTCTTTTGATTTTGTCATCTCCTTGAAGTTTTTCACTACCAATTGGTTTTAAGTCAGCCATTTTGTTTTTTTATTAAGTTTACGAGTTTAGTCCGTTAAATCCTCCAATAGTAACTGCAGTTAGTTGTCTAACGGGTTCATTTTGTGCTGTAGAATAGATTGGGTGAGGCATTGGTGCTGTAGAAGTTGTTCCACTACAATTAATACAATCCTCATAAGTATATTGTCCTGCATCTATGATTGCCATAATGATTTTTTCTATATAAATATATCGTTAATGGTAAATCTTTGAATTATTCTATCTCGTTATTCTCCAAAGACAAACTTTTATCTATTAAGTCGTTCTTAAATTGAAATAATTTATCAATATAACCGTTTCTTCTTAAGAATTTGAATACCAAATTTTCATAAGAAAATTCACCATCTTTCTCTAAGCCAGCACTACGATACTTCTTTAATTTATCTTTAAATTTTTCAATTTTGTTTAGTGCAATTTCCAATTCATCATCTGAAGTATCTTCAATCAAATCATCAATTTTTGACATCATCATTTTAGACTTAGACATCAGGGTTTCTTTATCAATCGAAACCTCTTCTTTTTCAGGCTTGTGAACCCATTCATTGAATAACACTGAATATACACCAGTTGAGTGATGAACTTCATTGATATCTTCACCATAAAGTTCAACTTCATAACCTTTGACAGTAATATTATGTGTTGTATTGAATAAAGTTTTCTTTAATTGAAACAATTCCTTATATACTTCTCTATCTTCGGGGTCAAACTGAGAAAAATCTAATAAAACGTGTAAATCGATATCAGAAAATTTTGACCAATTATAATTTGCTAAAGAACCTGTAAATCTTACATCATCAACAAAAATATCTTCATTCAAAAAACCTATGAATTCAGACGCAATATCTAATAATGCGGCTCTTATATTAGATTTTAAAATAGGATTTTCAGAATCACTATCTTTCCATATTTCAGGATTTAGAGTGTCTTTTGTACCAAAAGATAATAATATTTCAGAGAATTTATCCATTCTCAATAAATAGTCATAGAATTGATTAAGGTAATTTGGAATATTTGTATCCTTTTGATATCTTAGAATTGAAATATTTTCCCTGAGACTCTGATAATCTGAACTCGGCATATACCTCATGTGGTACATCATCGTATTCATATTTAGAACCATTCTTGAACTCAACAATCATTTTTTTTGTTGCCGTATCATACTCAGTTTGTTTCATATTAGAAGAATCAATCTCATTGATAATCTTCGTTCCTTCAATTTTTTGTGATTTTACTGCCATACTACAAAGGGGTTTTTTTATCTACTCTAATAAATAAATTCGAAAAGTAATCATCAAACTCGAATCCATCGTCTTGTATCAAACCAAATTTACGGGCATCACTTTTGAGTTTTTTTAACATATAAATGATTTCTTCTCTTTGGGTGTACATTCTATGGGTCATACCTTCACCCCTTTCTAATTGGTGGTCCTTTACACCATTGTCAATAAACATTTTTCTCATTCGCATATATTCACGAACAATTTTTTTTACTTCGTATTGTTTTAATTCAATAAATCTTTTCAATAGTGGACTCATAACGTATAAATACAACAAACCCCCACTTTCGTGAGGGTTGTTATTATTTTTCTTGTTTCATATGACAAGTACAAGAACCACATCCACAGTTTTTCTTTTCTGTTTTGGATGATACAAGGAGTGCTACAGCTCCTCCTAATAAAACTATTGAGATGATGACATTTATCATACCAATAAATATCACATTTTCAACTTCTTGAGTTCTTCTCTAATTTCAATTGCTCTTTCAAAGTTTTGATTTGAGATTGCGTCTTTTAGTTCGGTTTCAAGTTTGTTGATAGTTTCTTGGCTGTTCTCGCGTTTTTTGATTTTATCGCGAAGGTGGATAGCCAATTCATAGTCTTCATTTTCGATTGCGATTTGAAGTTCTTTCTTAAGTCCTTCGACACCGCTATATTTTTGTTTTTTAGGTTGGAACATATTTTTTAGGACATTATCATCAAGATTGGAAGTACGTATAAAACTTGTAATCATGATACTACCATCTTCAGATGTATAAGTGTCTTTAGTCCATTCACCATTTTCATCCTTACCGGATTCTGTTTTATTATTTCCCTTAAAGTGTAGATTACCACCAAAAGGATTTCTTGGACCGAACATATTGTTCAAGTCATTGAATAAATCGTCAAAAGAATTATTACCAAACATATTTTTTTTGAATTTTTATTTTTATCTTTGTCCCAATATCAGTAAATAATATGCCATTTCCCAAAATACATCTATTACTGACATATTGTCCAAACAAAAATAATATAAACTGACAAAATGTCAATATTGTAAATTGGTAAAAAAGTTGTATATTTGTATCAAACTAAAAAATCTTAGACATGATTGAATCTATGGATGACAAAGACGGGGATGTACGTCCCAAAAAGAAAACTAGCGGAACACCAGTTTTAGATAACTTCTCGAAAGACCTAAACAAGATGGCTTCCGAAGGTAAACTTGACCCTGTAATTGGTCGAGAAATGGAAATCAACCGAATTGCCCAAATTCTATCTCGTAGAAAGAAAAATAACCCAATTATTATCGGTGAACCTGGTTCAGGTAAAACCGCAATCGTAGAAGGGTTGGCCAATAAAATCTATCTGGGGGAGTGTCCCAAGAATCTTCGTGACAAACGAATCTATTTGTTGGACCTAACATCTATTGTTGCAGGTACAAAATATCGTGGTCAGTTCGAGGAACGAATGAAGGTAATCATCGAGGAACTTTCAGAGAACCCTGATATCATCGTATTCATCGATGAAATCCACACTATTGTTGGTGCGGGTAATGCTTCGGGTTCAATGGATGCATCCAACATCTTCAAACCAGCACTTGCTCGTGGTGAGATTCAATGTATCGGTGCAACCACTTTGGATGAGTATCGTACAAACTTTGAGAAGGATGGTGCTCTTGAGCGTCGTTTCCAAAAGATTGTAATTGATTCTCCAAGTAAAGATGAGACTTTGGAAATTCTTCGTCAATCTAAATCTCGTTATGAGGACTTCCATAAAGTAACTTACTCAGAAGAAATCTTGGAGATGTGTGTGAACCTCGCAGACCGTTATATCACAGACCGAGAGTTTCCTGACAAAGCATTTGATATCTTAGATGAGGTTGGTGCTCGTAGTCAAGTAGAAGTTAAGATTCCTGAGTCTATCGAGATTTTGAAACAAAAAGCAATTGAGCTTAGAAATCAAAAACTTCAGGTAGTCAAACAACAGAACTACGAACAAGCTGCGGAACTTCGTGACAAGGAGAAAAAACTTCTTGACCGTTTGGAAAAGGAGAAAATCAAATTCGAGGAAGAACAGGCTAAAAACAAAAAAATTATCGAACCTGAATTGGTATTGACAGTTGTTTCATCTATGACAAAAATCCCTGTGAATAAACTTTCAGTTGATGATAAGAACTCATTGGTAAACCTTGAGAAAACACTCCAACTAGAAGTAATTGGACAAAACGATGCGGTAAGCAAAATTGCTCGAGCTATTCGACGCAACCGTTTGGGTATCAAAGACCCAAATAAACCAATCGGTTCTTTTGTATTTTTGGGTTCTACAGGTGTTGGTAAAACTCACTTGGCTAAACAATTAGCAAAACAAATCTTCGGAAGTTCTGACTCTCTAATCCGTGTTGACATGAGTGAATACCAAGAGAAACATACCATTTCTCGTTTGATTGGTTCACCTCCTGGATATGTTGGTTATGAAGAAGGTGGACAACTTACTGAACAAGTAAAAAACAAACCTTATGCAGTAGTTTTATTCGATGAGGTTGAAAAGGCTAACAAGGAAATCTTCCACACATTACTTCAAATGTTGGATGAAGGTCACCTTACAGATTCTTTGGGTCGTAAAATCAATTTCAAAAACACATTGATTATCATGACTTCAAATATCGGAGTAAAGAAACTCCAAGATTTTGGAACTGGTATTGGATTTGGTGGTTCTCAATATTCTAATGAAGAACAAAAAAAGGAAATTCTGAAAAAAGAAATGAAAAACTATTTCTCCCCTGAATTTCTAAACCGAATCGATGAAACCATTATCTTCAATTCATTGGATGCTGATTCACTCAATAAGATTGTTCGAATTGAACTTCAGAAGTTGATGAACCGTCTAAAAGAACTGAAAATGACATTTGTCTTCGATGATACTTTGGTGAACCACATCGCAAAAGTGGGTTTTGATGAGGTGTATGGTGCTCGACCAATCAAACGAGCTATCCAAGACAGTGTTGAGGATTTGATTTCAGAACTTGTCCTAAGTGGAGATGTTGTTGAGAATCAAGAATATATCCTAACAGTTGAAGATGAGAAAGTAGTTGTCAAATAACAGAAAGGGGGTCAAAAACCCCCTTTTTTTATTTTACAGAATTTAGAATCTATTCCATAATACATACATCTCAATAGTTCCATTTCTTGTCTTTTTTTCTTAAAATGGTCATCTTGTGAAGGTTTATGACCATTTCTTATGGATTCAAATATTTCATATTCTATTTCGACTATTCGTCTACTCATTTCATTTTTAGTCATTGGGCAAAAAAAATTAGGCTAAAAAAAAGAGGTCTCAGACCTCAATTAATTTTCTTCAAACTCGTCATCATCATCTTCTGTTCGACACAACCACGTTGTTAAAATATATTTATTGTCCGAAATGGGTACATGACCACGGTGTACATACGGCCAAGGTGCTGGCCAAACTAAAAATGTGCCTTTTGTTGGTTTTACGAATAGTCCTTGATGAAGGAATTCTGTTTCACCACCCTCTTCAACGTCATTCAAATAGAACATCACCGCAAACAAACGATTTGAAAATTCTTTATATTCTCCTTCAGTATGGAAGGATTTGAAATGTCCCACACCTTTTTCATATCTTTGTAATTGCCATACAGGATAATAAGTTCCTTTTCCAAACAAATATTCTGATGTATTGAATTCTTCTGTTGTTCTATATCTTTGAACATACAAATCAACTTTTTCGTTGGCTGCTTCAGCAACTAACGCTGTCAATTCCTGTAATTCAGGAACATCTAATAGGTTGAAATCAGTGGTGTCTTTGGTTGCTTTATCATAACCCATTGCCACAACACCTTTGTAATGATAATCTTTATACTCATGAAACGCTGCGATTAATTCATCACACTGTTCATCTGTAAGGGTGTTAGGATAAACTCCAATCGTGTCTCTGATATGCATAATGGTATTTTTTATAACCAAGTTGATTTATCATTTCATGTGCAGTTTGGATAGCTCGGGATAAATCCTCAACAACCACGTACTCATGAGATGTATGATAATTATAATAACCACAAGAAAAATTTACACAACAAAAATCAAATTTCTTTTTTAGTTGTGAAACGTCAGTATATGGGTGAATTTGATATTCACGTTGGGGCATATATTGTTCGAAAACATTATCAATAACTGTAAAGAATTCACTATCTCTCTCCCACAAACGAATACCTGAACAAACCTCAGTAACCATATGATTACTTGGAGCATCCAACTGAATTGCATAAGCAACATCCGAGAAAAACTCGGGACTTGCTTCTCTTGACCCCCAACATCCTGTTTCCTCCGAAACAAAGAAAGCTCCTTTTACGTGGGGTAAATCTCTCAAAGATATCAAGGCACCATATACACCACATTTATCATCACCACCAATACCTGTAGGGACACCTTCAGATTTATATCCTTTCAAAGACAATTTTGATTGTTGTTGACGATTCAACAACATTTCTTCTTTTACAATAATTGTATCATCAAAATGATGAACAGTATCTGTATGAGCAACCATACAAGGATAAAGTTTACCTTCATATCCTTCTGAGGTTTTGGTTGCATAAACATTCATCATATCATCAACTGTATATGGAATATTTTGCTCAGTAAGCCAGTCACAAATATATTGGACCATCAATTCTTCTTTGTAAGTTGCTGTTCTAACGGATAGCAATTCTTTCAAGAATTCTAAATCATTCATTTATATTACTTTTCAACAAAAATAAGAAATTATTTGGATTATTCCAAATATATTTGTTTTGTGATTAAAAACTTATTTGTATATTTGGAGTATGAGACAATTGATTATTTTATTATTACTGGTTTTACCAAGTCTGACCTACGGACAATGTGGTTCAATTTTTAGAAGTGGTGTTGAATATCAAATTCCATGTGATTGGGATTATCTGAAATATTCCTCCGATAGTTTGAGAAAACAAGAAACACTTTTCATCAAGTATCTAAATGAGGAACGATTAAAACGAAACCTAAAACCTTTTGTGTTTGACCAATCTCTATATGATGATGTGGCAATCCCTCAAGCAAATAAAATGGCAGAAGCTGGTTACTCATTCCATACAACCGCAAACGTTTATGAATGTGTTGGTGGAGTATTTTATGGGTATGGAAGAACAAACCTCGCTAAAGAAGGTATTGAAGCATTTCAATGGATTGCACCAAAAGCAACTTTTTCGGTTCATTGGAGAATTTTAATGGCTAATGACATCAAAAGGGTAGCAGTTGCTATGGCAGTTTCACCAAGTGAATCCAATGAAAAACGTGGGGTTGTTTATATTTCAGTTGTTATGTTGTAATAAAAAACCCCTCACTTGGAGGGGTTATTTTATAAAGAAAGAGTTTCTCCCGATATTCCTTTAGGAAATGCTAGTTCTTCACTTTTTACCTTGTTCATTAATTGATTGAATACATCTTGACTGTTAACCGCAATATACTTTGCCTTATCATAAGTAACGGGGTCACACATAGTCTGATATCTATTACAGGTTTTTGTCAATTTAGTTCTATTATCTCTGAATGAATTGAATTCAGGTGATTTATTGAACTGCTCCAAAAATTGTTCTTGGGTACTATCGTTTCTGTTAAATGTAAACATAGTTCCATCCGTGAAACCAACGAAACGTACAATACCTGAAGCATCCATAGCAAAAGTGGGGTTCGGTACAATTCTAACATTTGGTTGAATAGGTTGACCTGAAGCGTCAACAGTTAGTGTGAAAAATTGTTCTTTCTTATAGTCAGGATGGTCTTTTCCTTTATTTTCATCCCAAGGAGTTTTACCAACTTCAATTTGAATATCACCAAATTCTAGTTTTGGGAACTTAGAAGCAAAATATTTCTTCACCTCATCAGCTCTAGCTTGTGCCAATGAACCTTCTTTTTCAAATCCTTTTGGGTTTGGTACTTTGGATTCACCGGCTTGAATATTCGCAATAAGTGTATTCCTTGGGTTCTTGTTAATAAATGAGTCAATTGCCTTTTCTACGTTACTGAGTTCAGACGAATTAATGAGTTTATATTGACCACTTTCAAAAGTGTTGGCTAAATTGAATGTTGCCTTACCTCCAGATATTGCTTTACCTCTGTCTTCAACTCTTTGTTCTGACAAAACTTTGTGAATAATATTTTCCAAGTCAGTTTCGGTCAAACGAATAACTTTTTTCATAAATAAGTTTTTTATTAGTATAAATAGTTTGTTATAAGAAAAAAAGTATTTATCTTTGTAGTGTTCTTTGAAATAATGGGGGTGACCGGTATTGATTGGCAGGGTTAGTCATACGGGGCATGCAGTGAGAGGTTTCCTATCACTTTAATCTATGGAGGCAAAAATCAAACGGCGAAACTTTCGCAACTCTCGAGG